CAAGCATTATATTACAAGAATATATAAACTAACAAAAATAAAATAATATGGCAGGTTTTACTGAAAGGAGAGGACCCTTATCGACCGGGAATCCCGTTAGGAGAATACTGAAAGATTTATCTAATTTAGGAATGGCATATGATGATATGATCATTCGTAATTCACGTGCAGTAGGTTTTACTGAGAATCAAATGGGTTATACATTTAACCCTATGGGATCTGATGCTGATGATATGTATAGCGCATTTGCTGCATTATCATTAACAGATACTACACTTAAGAAAAACATTTCTATCTTTGATAAAGATTATGAAAGAAAAAGAGATCAACTTAGAACCTTTGCAGTTCAAGATGAAATAGAAGATATCTTAGATGTAATTACAGATGAAGCAATCGTATTTGATGAATCTAATTACATGGCTTATGCTGAATATAATGGTCATATAGCAGCTTCTATTGAAGATGAGATTGGGGACATATATAATAATATCTACAATTACTTTGGTTTTAATGATGCAGTACAACCTTGGAATTATTTTAGGAAATGGTTAGTAGATGGTTTCCTTGCCTTTGAAATAGTATATAATGATAAACAAACAGAGATTATAGGTTTCAAAGAATTAGATCCTATTTCATTAATGCCAGGTGTTGATCCAGAAACAGGTAAGAAAATGTGGGTTCAATATAAAGGTGGTGGTGCAAAGGAAAGAAAACTTTGGGACTCTCAAATTATTTACCTTTCATATTCTCAGGTAAATTCACCAATGAGAATATCATATGTAGAAAGATTAACAAGATCTTTTAACCTTTTAAGAATTATGGAAACAACCAGAATTATCTGGGCTGTTTCAAATGCTTCATTCAAAACACAATTTATTATACCTGTAGGTGGTAAATCAAAAACTAGAGCGAAACAATCACTTGCGCAGTTAATGAATTCTTACAGAGAGGTAGTGGACTTTAATTATGAAAGCGGTGAAATACAAACAAACGGTAAACCAATGATGCCGTTTAACAAAGAGTATTGGTTACCTTCTAAAGACGGTGAACAACCAGAAATAAGTACTATTGGTGGTGATGGACCAGATCTAGGAGATACTGAATCATTAAAGTATTTTTCAGATAAATTAAAGATGGCTTCTAAAATACCGTTTTCTAGGTTTGATAGAGAAGGTGGAAATACTTATGAAATGGATGCAAGCGGTATGATGAGAGATGAAATTAAGTTCTCTAAATTTATTGACCGCTTAAGATCAATTTATCAAGAAATACTTATTAAGCCAGTTTATATTCAAATGTGTCTTAACCACCCGGAACTTAAAAACGATGTTTCATTTAAGGCAGGTTTAGGACTTAAGTTTGTTAAGGATAATGTATTTGAAGAAATGAAAGAAATGGAATTACAAACAAAACGAGTTGATTTTATTGGAAACCTTAAAACTCAATTAAGTACAATGGATGCTGAAATGACAGAAATACCATACTTTGATTTAGGATTCCTTGTTAAGAGATATGGAGGATTCACTCGTGAAGATATAAAGGCTAATGAAAGAGCCAAAGAAAGGACAGTTTTAAAAGAAGAAGGATACTCCGATGAAGATATCGAAAAGATTCTTTTAGGAGCACCAAAAGATCAATTTAAACCAGAGAAGAAAGCCGGTGGAGTTGAAGAAGATCCACTTGCTGGTCTCGGATAAAAACTGTAGAGAGATTGTAATATATAAATCAAATAAATAGTAGAACATGTCAGGAAAGAAACTACTTATTCTTGAAAGGTCAAATTCAAACCTTAACTATACAACCGATAAAGATGGTTCAATTACTTTAGAGGGCGTATTTACAGAGTTTGGAGTTCGTAACAAGAATAACAGAATTTATGAGGAAAAAGAAGTAATGCCTCATATTAACGAACTAAAAGAAAAAGTGAAGACTAATAAGCTTCTTGGTGAATTAGATCACCCAAAAGATTTTGATGTTAGTTTATCTAATGTATCTCATGTTGTTGAGGACTTAACATATGATTCTGATAACAAACAAGTTGTTGGTAAGATTAGATTATTAAATACATCAAAAGGAAAAGAAGCACAAGCTTTAATAAAGGATGGAATACCTTTACATATTTCAAGTAGAGCCGCTGGTACGGTAGATGAAAATGGAAAGGTTAAAATTAAAAAATTCTTTACTTATGATTTAGTTGCAGACCCTGGCTTTGAAAACGCTGAATTATCAAGAGTAAACGAATCTTTTGGTTTTGAAAATGATAATAACCTTTTAATATACGAAATGGAATCTACTAAAGAAAATAATGAAGACACTAAAAAAGAAGATCTAACAATGGAAAATAACAATTTTGTAACCGTTGAAGATTTCAATAAATATACTGAATATGTAAAAGGCGTATTGAACGGTGTAAAGGAATCTTCTAGTTCAAACGAAACTGAAACTGTGGATAAGCTTATTAAATACTCTGAGCATATTGCTGAAAAAGTAAATCAAATAAGTGATTACGCTGAATACTTAGCAGAGAATATGGATAAAGGAATATCTTACTCTGATTATCTTGCTGAGAATATGAATAAGATAAAAGATTATACTAAATACATTGCTGAAGAATTAGATACAACAATTCAGTATGCTGAACATGTTGCTGAAAAATCAGATCAAGGTATTCAGTATTCTAATTATCTTTCTGAAAACTTAGAAAAAGGAATTGCTTATTCTGAGTATATAGCAGAAAAGGTTGATCAAAACATCGCTTATTCTGAATATCTTTCTGAAAACTTAGATAAGAGTATTAAATATACAGAATACATTGCAGAAAATGTAAACTCTGAAGAAGGTGAAACTCTTAACGAAGAAGAAACCAATGAGAAATACGACAAAGTTGTATTAGGTGGAAATAAAGGAGATAAATCTAAAACCCATGATGGTGAAGATTATGAAAAGGATGAAGAAGAAGAAGATAAGAAAGAAGAAAAGTATGAAGATACTATTGAAGAAAAATTAAATGCATTAATTGCTAAAGCAGAATCTAAAGCTGTTAATGAAATGCACTTTATGAACTTCTTAACTGAATCTAAAAAGAATGAATTTAGTTCTTTATCTGAAGACAAGCAAAAATCAATTGTTGAATCAATGAATGCAACTCCTATTATGTCAACAGTACAAGCTGAAAACATTTGGGAATCTAATTTTATTGAAAAACCAAGAGAATTAAATATCGTTGATGATATGCCAGAAAAGTACAAAGAAAGATGGTCAAATCTTTCAGAGGCTAGACAAAAGCAAATCATCTCTGAATCTAAATTCCATAAAACAAATAATCAGTATGCAATTAATAATTTCTGGGCAACAAGAGACTTAAGAAGTACTCAAGTTAACCTAGAAACAATTAATGAATCTAAAACTGCTGCTGAGGCATCTAATAATGAGAAGCCATTAATCAACGAATCATATAAGAATGATTTAGTTGAAAAAATGAAATTTAGATTAAATAGATAAAAAGAAATTTAAAAACTTAATCGAATAGCTAAGAAGCAAAGAGCTTATACGATTAGAAACGGAATCAAAAGATTCCAACAAATGCGAAAAAAATACAAATATAATGTACGCAAATCAATTAATTAACGAGGCTGAAGTACAAAAGACTTGGGGCCCTATCATTGAGGAAAGTACTGGTATTACTGAAAAATCTAAGTTATCTTGGATGTCTAAGTACTGTCACTACCATAACCTTAATGAAAGTGTCTACAATACTGTACACCTCAATCCGAACATGAATGTTCAGGGTATGGGCGCACCAACGCTTCCAGGTGATCCTGGCGCGATGAACGCTTTCCCTGCACAAACTGCTGGTTCTGGAGATAGACCTTTTTCTTTGCTTCCACTTGCAATGCAAGTAGCTGCTCAGACTGTAGGTTTAGACTTAGTACCTGTAGTACCAATGCAAGGCCCTATGGGAGTTTTAACTTACCTAGACTTTGTATATGGTGGTGGTAGAATTCAAAATGCTGGTAACAAGGCAACTGACTCTGCTCCATTACTAGTTAAATGTGGAATCACTCAAGTTGGTGGTGCTGCTTTAGCATTAACAGTGAATGATGTAATATTCGCTCAATCTGCTGTAACTGCTGCAGGTGGAACAACTGTTGCTCCTTATGAATTAACTTTTGTTGGTTTATCAAGAATCGATGGAAAGTCAATCTTCAGAGTAAGAGGTAACTCTAACGCTGCTGCTGCATTCGCTACTACACCTGCTCCTTACCAACAAGGAGAAATAGGATATGAGCCAGTTTACACTGCAATCGCAGACAATGTAGACTTCTATAACCTATCTTCTTGTTTAGCTGCTGATGTAGCTGGAGAATGGGATGGTGCTGCTGAATTAGTAAAAGCTTTAGAAGACCACATTTCTGGTTTCTCAGGTAATGCTTTTGAGGACAACAACCCAATTAACGCTGCTCCTGGTTTCGCTAACGAAGCTATCAACGGTTTAAATCCTTACCAAAGAGGTGTTGGAGAATCTACTCCAGATAACATCATGGGATTAAGCTTATTCAACAAGTCTGTTGCTGCTGATACTTTCCAAGTAGCTGCTGCTGTGACTAGAGAACAAGTTCAAGACCTTAAGCAATTTGGTATCGATGCTGTTGCTCAAGTAGAAGCAGTATTAGTTAACGAATTGACTCAGTCAATCAACAAATACATCTTGGATAGAATATTTAGAAAC